CCTTGCTTTTGCGCTTTCACAAGCGACGCCGTCAGGTCGATGCCGACCTTCTCGAAATCCTTTTTGGTGTCCTGGCTGTTGATCTTCGCCAGCAGGTTGACCATGTTGTTACCGGCCTCGTCCTTTGTACCGGCAGTGATGACCGACGCCTGCGACGCAGAAATCAGCTTTTCAAAGCCGGACATGCCGCGCATACCCAGCATGCCCTTGGACACTGCCATCATCTGCGGCAACCATTTCGCCATGTCCTTCAGCTCAAAGCCGCCTTCCTGACCGGCCTTGATCGCCTTCGACAGCGCTTCGGGAATTTGATCAGCCTTGAGGCCGAAGTTCTGCATGGCGCGGATGGCGATCTGGGTCAACTGGGTGACATCCGCGCCGGACGCTGTAGCGGCACGCTGCAAATCAGGCAGCATTTGCAGTGCCTCATTGGTCTTGACCACGCCCGATGCAATCATTTCATTCAGGGCTTCGGCTGCGGTATCGCGAGAGCCGCCGCTGGTGCGCACGGATTCATTGATCTTTGCTTCCAGCACGTTCATGCCTGCGATGCGCCCCTTCAAATCCTCGTCCGCGTAGGCGACGTTCGCCATATCGGCCAGCCGCGCATCGAACGACATAGGCCGTCTGACCATGGCAGCAGCGACCACGCCTCCAGCGACCGCACCTGAAGCGACGCCGTCGATCTTGCGCACGCCTTCACCGGCCTGTGCTGCCTTGCGGCGCACATCGTCAAGGCGGCGGGCGACACCGGACAGGAAACCGTTCGTCCGCTCAAACGATGACCGCCCGGTGCCGACCCGGTTCAGTGCATCGTTCGCCCGGCGTGCGGCTGCGGTGGTCTGATCAAGCGCGGCGGTCGCACGCTTGGCGTCGCCTTCGACCTTGCCGACTGACGTGGCCTGTCCAACAGCGGTAACCGCCTTGTCGGTCTTGGTCGCTGCTTTCTCGGTTTGTTCCAGTGCCTTGTTCTGGCGCTTGGTCGCATTTTCCAATGCCTTCGCGTTGGCATCGGACTTCTTGGCGATGTCCGAGACTAGACTGATGTAGTACTTGATCGACAGGTTCTTCGTGGTCATGGCGTGGCCTTCTTTCTCGCTTCGTTAATCTGTTTCGCCCACAGCAGCAGCAGGCTTTTACGGACGCTGTACAGAGTGGTCGGCGAGCAGTTGTGGGCCAGACTGATGTGGTGCACCATCGCCATCCAGTTCCGCAGTCTGGCCCTCGGATCGCGGGGATGGGGTCACCTCCTGCACAGGCTCGCCACTGAGCAGCTTGTCAAAGTCAGCCGCGGATAGCAGGCCGTAGCGCACCTGTGCGGCAAGACCGATCAAGACGCAGCGCTCTTCAATGCGGTGAAGGTCAAACGGCGACAGCTTCCCGAACAGCTTCAAGTCCAGCAGGTCAAGGCCAATGTCTTCCAGACCCGGCATGGTGAATTTCTCGACGTGACGCATGGTCAGGGCCATACGATAGATATCGTCGGACAGCACCAGCGTCGGCTTGCCGCCGATGTGCATGAGACGTTCCGCCATTTCAACCGCAATCATTTCGTCTTCCACGGCGGTCTCGCGCAAGCGCACGACTTTGTATCGGACTTCCTGACTTCCTATGCGGGACTTCAGGCCGTCGACAAGATGCAGTTCGTAGAGGTCTTCTTTTTTCATGATGTGTACCTGACTAAAAAAAAGCGCCGGATCGCATGAGACGATTCCGGCGCAAAGGCGCTACTGCGCGGGACTTACCTTAGAGCCACTGATACGGCTGCAGCACGTTGAATTCGATGTCGACGGCACCGTTGCCGACTTCACCCATGCTCTTGAACCGGCACTTGCCAGCGCGGACACGCTGGCCGGTATGCAGGTTGGTGCAGACCATTTGCGCGTTGCAGACCTTGGTGTACTGATCTGGCGTCACGCTCACGCCAAACAGAATCTTGGCCTTGATGACACGGGCAACACGCTTGCGCGTAGTTGCATCGTCGCCCGTTCCGGCCAGCACCGCCTCGGTTTCAAAGTCTGCTACGCCTTGCAGCGTGGCGCTGCCGTCTTCGATGGGAAGCACGTCACCGTCAACGGTGAGCGAGTCCACTCGGAAAAGTTCGCTATCGCATCCAGCCATGGTTACTCCTTTAAAGTCTAAAAATTCGTGTTGCTAAGCGCCGTCTACTGGCCGGTGTTAAACGTGACCGGCTGCGAACTGGCTTGTGATTTCGGTCTGATAGTGCTGAGTGATCAGGACAGGGTTGTCGATGATCTTCAGCTTTCCGGCCGGGCCGTCGACCTCGGCCGCAATCGTCTTCTTGTAGTAGTCCATGTTCTGGAACAGACCGGCGTTGATGAACTGTTGGTAGCAGTTCAGCATGACTTCCTCGCCCAGCGCGGCGGTCATGATCTTCTGACCCGGAATCGGCTCGACCAAATATTCGGCCAGCTTATAGCCGCGATACTTGATCTGAAACTCAGACACCACGAACCAGCGGTAGTAGCTCAACGTCTTCACCCAGCACAGGTCGCGCCAGCTTGGGTCGACAGCGCCGGTCGGATGGGTGATGTAGTTCGTCACCAGTCGCAACAGATTAGCGGTGCCGTCTTCGGCCACTTCCAACACGCAACCACCGGCGTTGAGCAGGTTGTTTTTCTGCGTCGATGCCTCGAAGTCATCCAGCTTGCTCGCGGCCTTGTAGCCAACCAGCGGCACGCCGGTGAAGGGAACCGCCGGGTCGATGTCCGCGTGGCTTTCAATCGCGGCTGCGGCCATCGCGGCGGTCTCCCATGGGTTAGTACGGTCGCGGGTGACGCAGATGGTATGGAACATAGGGCTATTGCGCGGCGTCAGCCATGTAGTGATCTGGCCTTCGGTGCCGCGCATGACGGTGACGACTTGGCCGTCCTGCATATCGGCGAAGTCCCAGCGTCGCTCCATCTCTTCTTCCAGCATGCCGATGTTGGTCGAGTCGTTGTAAGGAAACGCGATTTCGGTCGCACGATAGCCGCTCATAGCGGCAATCACTGGCGAGCAGTCGGGATTGACAGCACCACCCGCCATGGGCGAGATGGTCACGGACAAGCCCTGCGGAATGACATCATCTTGAAAGAAGAGTGTGCGCAGGTCGATGTCATTGCCGGTAGCACCGCCCCAGTTGCAGGTCAGGTCGATATCGCCAGCGGCTTGTCCCGCCGCCGCTTTGAGTGGCAGCGAGGCAGTCGCGTTGATGGCGTTGATCAGCTTCGTGCGGAGGGTCGCCAGCGTGTCGTTGACCGACACGCCGACGCGCACACGCTCGCCGCCGATGTAGAGCGGCAGTTCGCCGGACGCGTGCTGCGCATCCAGCAGCAGCGTCACCTTGCCCTTGGCCGCTTCGGCAGTGTCGTCATCGACCAGGATGACGGCGTCGATGGGCATACCCAAGCCGAGGTTGGCGCGAGCGCCACGCCACATCGCCATCAGCATCGTACCTTCGCCGAAGGTGCCGAGCGCTTCCGACTCGGTGCTGATGCGCATACGCTTGTTGATGTTCACCACCAGCGGTGGCTTGGCCTGACCGATCAGCAGTACGGCACGCGGCATGCCGCGCAGCGTGCGGAACGCATTGCTGGCGTCGAACTTGTGCACGACGGCAGGCATCAGGAAGTTCAGAGACAGGAGGTTGGAGATCATTGATTCACCCTTAAAGCATGGTTAAAAATGGTTTGGTGCAGCTTCTAAGCGGCGCTGCGGCCTTACTTGGTGCGGATCAGGTCGCCGTCGTCCAGCAGGCGCAGCACGCGCACGTTGGTGGTGATCGACGCCGTCTCTTTCTCGCTGAAGTAGTCGCCGTGTTCGTTGTTCGGCACCTTGCGGTCGACGCCTGCTTTCACGCCGATTGTTTCGCCGATGCGCGGGCGTTTGAACTTCGGTGTGGTTTCGGTGGAATCGTCTTGCTTGTCGGTTTTAGCCATCTTTCATCTCCAAAGTGTGAGAAACGTTTGAATCGTTCGGGGTCTCCGGCTGCGCCGGGACGTGGGTTTTTCCAGTGGTCGAGATTTCGACCTGCTTCATGTCCGGCAGCACAGGGGCATTCGGCTGCTGCGGCTTCTTGAATTCGACTTCCTGCCACCAGCCGACCATCCACAGCGCCATGCCTTTCTTGTCGACGGCGCGGTTATAGAGGTTTTCGGCCATGATCTCTTCGGGCGGGCCGGAGCAGATTTCTGCGCGCCAGCCTTGAAACAACGCTGTCAGCACCTCGGTGCGCTCCATGGCTTCGCGCATGCGTTTGTTTCGGTCGCTGTGCTTGGTCGCCACAAACAGGGCGATGCGCGCTCGCCAAATTTCCTTGCCGCCCAACGTCTTGCCTCGTTCAATCTTTCGCCAGCCCAGCGCGGCGACAAAGACAGCCGGCGCATTAAACGACTTCACGTCGATCTCGTCAGAACTGAACTCGCCACCGTAGTCTTCAATCGTCGCGAACAGCTTTACAGTGTTGGCTTTGATGTGTGTCTTGATCTCGTCCAGTAGCTTCCCGCTGTTCATCAAATGCCTCGCAGTTCGTTCACAATCATGTCGCCGATGGCGTTCTCGTCTTTCTCGTTCTCACCCATAACCGGGCGGGCCGTCATGTTGAAGCGATGCCCGGTGCGCCCGGTTTCACCGCCGAAATGGTGGATGCGCGCATATGGCGAATCGGAACCCCATTCAACACCGTCATCCGTGACCTGATAGACGTAGCTCTTGTAGAGCAAGCGGCTGCGAATCAGGGTCTGACCACCGCGACTGCCTGCTGCTTTAGATGGCGGCATCGCAGTGCCGTCGAATAGCTTCTGATGATCGAATCGGTCTTGAATCTGACCGATGGCGTACTCGCCGATGTCTTGCTTCAGCCCTGTCAGGTCAGCGGTCGCCAGCCGGTGCAGGTGTTCCGTCAATGCATCGTTGGCGAAATTCCACTGAAGCGAAACGCCTTGATCGCTCATTTCCCGAACGCGCCCCAGTTGTAGCGGCTTGGCATACGGCCAGAACGGACGCCTTTGCTGTGCACCTGCTCCTGCACCAGCTTGACCTTGCCTGCGGAGACGTCTCGCAGCCAGTCAACCCAACGCTTGCAGCGTTTCTCTGCGCCTTCGGTCATGTTGTCGTCGTCATCCTTCAGGTAGCAGCGCGCCAGTTCAAGGCAGCAGCTTTTAACCGGGGCTGCGGCGATCTGTTCCGCTGTCAACGGCAGCGCTACGACACTCAGAAAGTAGCCGTCCATCCACTTCCCGGCCTCTACCATCGCGTTATCCAAACGGGCGACGGCTGTCCGGGCTTGCGCGATTTCGTCGTCGGTCGGGTCGCCGGTGATCGCATCGGCCATCACCATCGCCAGCAACTCCGGCGTCAGCAATTCCAGCTCGTCGCGCAAGAGGTCTGTGGTCTCTCCGATGCCGAATGCATCGACAAACTGTTGGCCGGTGGCGTAGGTCATTTCGCTTTGCTACCTTTCGCAGCCTTCGGCTTTGCGGCACGCGCCTTCGGCACGCCCTTGGCTGGTGCCTTCGGTGGTGTCGCGACCGGCATTTCAGTCACGGTCTCGGCTGGTGTTTCAATGGCGGGCGCCGGTGGTGGCGTTGTCTTCTTGGCTGGCGCTGGCGCGGTTTCGTCGATCTCTACCAGTGCGCCGCTGTCTACCAAGTCCTGGACTTCGCTTTCGTCCACGGTGACGGTTGCGCCGATATCGTGGTGCTTACGATGAAGGCGCACGTTCTGCGCCACCTTGTACTGTTTTTCCATTTCCGCTATTCCCGGTTGGGTGGAGAAATGGACAGCGCCGCAGCGCTGTCCATGGCAGTCACAGCGACAATTACGCCGGAGTGATGACATCCTTCAGGAAGAAGCCCAGCGACGGCGCGCAGATGACTTCCTTGACGGTCTCGCCGAC